GGCGAACCGGCTTGTAGCCTTCAACCTGTACCGTCCATTACAGCATTCCGAAAGGAGTGTGCAATGCCAGATATTTCTAATCTGGACCGGGTACTATCTCTCACTCCTCGCTCCTTCAGGAATAAGATACAACATCTTATTGCACATGAAGGTCAGCAAGGTTATGTAGACACTTTCAAGAAATTGAAAGTGTGGTGTATTCATATATTAAGTGGCAACAAAAGATTCAAATTTCCTTGGTTTCGGACCACTTGGTTCCGTGGCTATAGGATCCCTACGACTTACTCAAGCATCTTTGAACAATTTATTGTCAAGATGCACCGGTATGAAAGAACCGGGAGTGAGCAAGACCTTAGAGATTTTAGGCTCTGGTTCTCTTACTTCAACAGCTACAAGCTGATTGTAGGAGTCACAGATAAGGGGATGATCGAAGAATCCGAAAGGATCTTCCAAGATAAACCTCATGTGTATGAGGATTATGATCGTCTCCTTAAATCCCATTTGAGATCGCAATGCCTTTTGTTGAAAGAAGCAAATAGATTTACACCCCAAGGGTTAGGCACTAGCTTGAAGCCAGTGGCCACCTCAGTGTCTATTTCTCCAGGCGTCACCGGTACAACCCGGGACTACCTAGAAATTAACTCTGGTAAATTTATCCCAGTTCTTCCTTTCGGATTCTTGACTAGTCTGACGGATGATGAGTTCATTACTCGCATCCGGAATATAGCACGTATCAAATCAGATTTCTGTGGAAATATCCACTATCTCGAAGGCCCTGGGTTAAAAACCCGTGCTATCTTGATACCTGATTTGATTGTCCAGTCCAAGTTGAAGCCCATTCAGGAGGATCTTATGAACCTACTGAGGTCTTCAGGTACAGATTGTACGTATGATCAAGACTCGGGAGTGAATTTCATTTTAGATAAGATGGCTCAAAGGGATACACTATACAGTGTAGACCTAAGTGCCGCTACCTGGAACTTCTCTTCAGATTGCCAACAGGAGGTTTTAACCTCTTTAGGTTATGAAGCAGATGTTATCTCTCTTATGTTCCACCTACCGGTCTACGACCGTATCAGTGGAAGAACTTCTACTATAAACAAAGGTCAAGGAATGGGCTTAGCGCCCTCTTTTCCTTTATTTGCACTAACCCACAATTTAGTATTGTCGGCTTTATGCAAAATCCTTGGATTAATACCCAAGGATTCGTTTAGAGTATTAGGTGACGATATCGTACTAGCCAACGGCGAGCTTCACAAGCTCTACACCGATTGGTGTTCTATGTACGAGATGCCCATATCGGAGACAAAAACCATGATATCACGTGATATCGCGGAGTTTGCAGGTAAAATTATCTGGAAAGGGAAGGATATCAGTCCTTTAAATTGGAAGATTCCTACCCTGGAATCCCTGTCCC